CTCATCAATAAACAGAGGGAAGCGCAAGAGATTAGGATTGCCCAACTGAAAGAGCAGGCTGAGCAACGTAGTGCAGCAGCAGCAGCAAAGGCGCAGGCTCAACAGGAAGCGGCGATCGCGAAAGAACAGCAAAACCGACAGAAGCTAATTAATCAGATTGAACAGCAAGCGGCAAAGGCTCAAGTCAGGGCGGCAAGCAGTGAGGAAGACAAGCGCTCCGCTCAAATCCTCGCTGAGATGCTTCGCTACAAACAACAATTAGCCGCCATCCAAAATGCTGGGTTTAGCGCTCAGGATGCCCAACGCGCTAAGCAAATGGCTGACGAGTTAAACCGAATCAACCTTGAGGAAATTGAGGCGGGAGCGAAGAAAGCCAAGCTGTCTCTCACGGATTTCTTGTTTGGAGGCTCAGACGCGGCGCGAGATTTGGCTCGCAACCTACAGGTCACAGCTAGTCAATTTGCAGGTGTTGGCGCACAAATTAAGGCGTTTAAATCGAAAGCGTTAGAAGCGTTTGGAGAATTTAAAGCGGCGCGTGGAGATTTATCTGTCTACGCCAATGATGTGCAGGGTGTGACGATTAGGCTTAAGGCGTTAGCGGGTGAGTTAAGAAACCAAGTATCTGTGACCGAACTTACCGCCAATAGTACTAAGGTGGCGCGTTTGGGCTATCGTGACACGGCTGACAACCTCGCGGTTTTGAGTGCAACACAAAAACTCGCGATCACCAGTGGAACCGACTACGAGACTTCGCTGCGAACGACAACCGATATCCTCAAGGCGTTTAAACTACCAGCTAGCGAGGCAGGCAAGGTTACAGAGTTATTGTTCAAAACAGCCAAGCAAGCGGGTGTGCCAGTAGGCGAGCTAGCACCACAATTTGAGGAGTTGGGAGCAACGGCAGCAGCGACTGGACTAAAGTTAGGGGATCTGGCTGGATTTATTGCCCTAACCCAACAGCGGGGGGTTCCGGCTGAGCAATCAATCAGTGCTTTTAACGCCGTCCTAGACTCAGTCCAGACTGGCAAACTCGCTGACGACGCCGAAAAGTTGGGCATCAATCTAGATCGCAATGCCCTCCAAACCCAAGGATTTGCGGGTGCGTTACAGCAACTACGGACAAACGGAGTCACAAGCCAAGAGGCGTTAGCTAAACTTTTTGGCAGCACGACCAACGGCGTGATCGTGTTTGAGGCGCTGAACGGTGGACTCCAATCGGTTAACGTCACGACGGGCGAGCTAGACAAAGGATTTAATAAGCTGGCTGAGAACAATAAAGCCAAGGCTGTGGCGAATGACTTTAACGATGCGCTCGTTATTGTCGGAGAGGCGATCGCGCCCGTGCAAGCGGCGATCGCGGGTATCACTAAGTTTGCCGCTAATCTGTTCCGATCGCTCCCAGAGGGGGTGCAGACCCTTATTGGTTCGCTTGTTGGAGTAACTGGCGCGGGTTTAACGCTGGCTGCTTTGGTTACGGGCGCTACTGGTGCTATCCAAACACTCCTGACGGCGATCGCTACGTTTACCCCAACCACAGCGGCCGCAACTACAGCGACGAGTGCGGCGGCAGGTGCAACGGCCGCAACAGGAGCTGCCGCTGCAGCGGCTACGCCAGCAGTGACGGCGTTTGGTGTGGCGTTCTCACCGTTGGCAGCAGTAATAGGCGGGGTCACCTTGGCTGTGGGCGCATTGTCAGCAGCACTGTTTGCACTCGATTCAATCAAATTTAACCAGCTCGACGAAGAGTTAACGGCTCTACAAATCAAGGCCCAAGGCTCCGGTAATGACACAGCTCGTCTCGCGGCACGATTACAAACACTGGGTAAGGAGAGGGATCAAGGTAAGGCAGACGTTCGGAAAGAAGATGAGTATCTGAGGCAAGGTGCGGCACAAGTCAAATCGATTGAAGATCAAATTGCCGCGCAAAAGAAACTAAGGGACAGCGCCAGTGATGCGGGACAGAAAGCCAGTATTAACCAGACGATCGCCGCGTCAGAGCTAGAACTAAAATCCCTCAATAACACGATCGCCGCACTCAAGGCGAAGCGCGAAGTTGTAACCCAGCAACTTTCGCAAGATCAGAAGAAAGCCGATGAGGAAGCAATTAAATTAGCCAAAGCGAAAGATGACTTGAACCTGAAAGCGGCATCTGACAAGGAAAAGTTACTCAGAGATGCCGCCAATAAACAGGGTGAGCAGAAGATTGAACAGAAACGCGATCGCGAAGTTGATGCGGTCAAACTTCAGCAAGAGCAGGCGATCACGAGCTTCAGGCAACAGCAAGAGAAAGCTCTAGGCGAGAAAAAACTTGCATTTGAGAGGCAGATTGCAACGTTTAAAGAAGAACGGGAAAAGGCAATCCAAGAAAAGCAACGCGCTTTTGACGTTGCCCAACAAGCGGCTAAACAGGCATTCGCTGATGCTCAGCGCAAACAGGATGAGTCTTATCAGTCAGCCAAAGAAAAGCGTCAGGAGGAATTTAATAAGCGCCTTACCGGTGCCAACGATCTGGTTAAGCGTGAGACAGATTTGGCTACTGCCAAAACGCCTGAAGATCGGGCAAAACTTGAAGCCGAACAGCAGGCGCAGGACAGGATTCGCGCGGTGATCGCCTCATCAAGTATCAGCACGGGCGCATCGAGTGCGGATATTGTGGCGCGGGCAAAACAAGCGGCGGGTGTTGGGCGGATTAGCAGCGAGGAAGAGGGTAAACGAGTAGCCTTTGCTGTGGCAGAAATTGAAGCCAAGCTCAAACAGCAAGCAGAAGAAGAAGAACGGTCGCGCGATCGTAAGTATGTGGAGGAAAAACGGGCGGCAGAGCGAGCTTTCAGCCAAGAGCAGGATGAACAAAAAATCGAGTTTTTACAAACTCAGATCAAACCCCTTGAACGTAAGCTGAAAGAGGATTTAAACGCGCAGGAACTCACGTTTAAACAAACGGTAATCCAGCCACTAGAATCCAAGCAAGCGGCGGATTTGGCAGCGTTTAGAGCGCAACAGGAACAGACTCTTTTAGAGATTCGCCAGAAGTACGAACAAGAACTGGATGCGTTTCGCTTGGCAGATCGCCAGAGAGAAATCGATCTAGACAATGCCGCGCAACTGGCGCGGTTAGAACGTGAGTCAGCTTTTAAGCAGCAGCAGAGGGATTTAGATCTACAAAACGCTCAGCAGATCGCCGACCTGAGTGTCGCTAGACAATTTGCCGCACCGTCGGCAAATATTGTGCCTTTCGTCGCTTCGGGGCGTGGGGCTGGGGCTGCGGGAGTACCGCCAATTCAGTCGGTAACCAATAACCGCACAAACAACAATACGCGCACTGCTCCCGTAACAATCCAAAACCTCAACGTTACGGCTCCTGACCCTACTGCGGCAGCGATCGGAATTGCTAGGCAAGCAGCGCGATCTAATCTAGCTGCTGCGGGTGCTGGATAACAGTGGCTCAAACGCCAAGGCGATCACGCGGCAATTGATGGTAATACTTCTTAGAAATATGTTGACAATACTTCTAAGACATATTAGTATTGTATGCAAGTTAAGCTTAAGTGAACGGAGGAAAAGGAGATGAATCCAATTCAAATAAAAATCACACAGCAGAATGATTTCTTCACTCTCGTGGAGATATCTATTGAAGGGGGCGTGTGCACCCCCGATGACCTGAAAAGCCTCAGTATCCCCAGCGTGAAAGGGGATGCTGGAGTGGTTATCACTGGACGAGCACCTATCTGGCTCGTCGCAAACCTAGTCCACCACTACCACGCAACCGCGTGGGTTGCCACCTTCGACCCACGGGTCGGTGGCGCGGTAGTGGTAGAAACTCACCAACGTCGTATTGACGTTGGTGACATAATCTACCCAGACTGATCTCTCCGGTGAAGAGATCGGTCGGTCAACCCCCCAAACACCGCAAGGGGTTGACCGTTTACATTAAACCGGAAATCTGCGATCGCCTCGGATTGCCTATTGAGGCAACACCCAAAGAGGCGATCGCAGTAATTGAACGCCTGATCCTCGCTTTCCAGATTAGCCGCGAGGATCAAAACGACAGCAAGTAAATTAACAAAACCCCCAGATCTGTACAGATTTGGGGGTTTTTTAGTCGATTAAGCTAAGGAAAGGAGTAGTAAACCCTTGCTGATTGATTATAGGATAAAATCTTTAACGTCTTAACAAAAAAAGTCACCTTGACTGTTATTATTGCTAGATCTAAGGGGCTTTTAATTAACTCAGTTAACCGAACGGGAGTGTTAGCTGAGTTGACTTTTCGCTCCAATGAATTGGATCAGTCAGGGGTGATTAAGGTCAGGGCGATCGCGCGGCTATTAGTGCCGTTTGGCTATGAGTCCGACTACACCTATATGTCCAGCCAGACGGTCGCCGCGAACTGGGCGCGGGGCGCGATCGCCACTTATCAGATCAGTAACGACGCGGGTACTCTGGTCAACCATCCACTGTCTGGCGGGAAGCTCTTTGTACTCAAAGAGCCAGACAGCCCCACAAAATCAAATCCAGAGATCACCGTTGAGCTGGGCTGTCAACTGGCGTTTTTTGACTATCTCACCAGCGATCGCGATTTCTCAGGAGTGACCCTGGGCACTCCAAAAGCTCGCGACGAGATTATCGCGGCATACCTCGACGCCGCTGGCATCACTCACAGTCTAACGTCGATCCCGTACCCGTTTGAAGTGCCCGTACCTAGTGCTGGCGGATACGTTGAGACTGCCGGCAAGTTGGCTTACGACGCCGGACACTTTTTACGATGTCGCGCTGATGGCACGGTGGTCAACCAAGAGATCGTTTTTTCGGGTACAGCGATCGCTACGTTTACTGTTGGTACTGACGACGTGAACTTGGAGCCAAGACCAGCAGGGAGTCAAGAATTTCCACCTGGGCAGTTAATAGTTTCGGGGATTACCCGCGAGATTGATGCGGTTAACTATCCAGACGTGTCGGTGATGACTGACACTGCCACTGTGAGATATTTTGGGATTGGCACCAGTGGTAACGTGATCACAAAGGCTGCGCAGTACACCAGTAAAGAGGTGACAACCACAGACAGTGGATGGAATGGTAGCTACGAACAGGTTGAGCAACTCACCAAAACGGGCTATCTCGTACTGGGTGTACCGCCCATACCTTATCTGTTGCCCACCAACCGCACCAACACGCTAACCTATTACGAGAGCAAACGACGACTTAGCTCAGTCGTTGTTGAGGGGTTTACCCGCACAGTCACGATCGGAGATCCCCCTGTGGTAGGTAGTGAGTTTAGAACTAGTCTGACGATCACGACCTACACCTACTCAGACGCGGACATAATTACTGCCGTAGAGACTGTTACCTATGAGTTTATGAATAGCGGGACGGGGGACAATCAAAAGGTCAGCTCAGCGACGCGATCACTAGAAGTTTGGGTTAAGGAATCGGCGGGGTTGTGGTCGCACACCAAGCAGTACTACGACAAGATCATCACGGCGGGGCAAGAGCCAACATTAACAGCGAGCAACTTGCAGGAATGGATTAGCGCGACTAGCCCCGAATCGACCAGTGAGCGATCGCGAAACGCCCAACCGCCAGCCACAACATATCGAGTGGACGCGGAGTTAAAAGAGCGGGAAATCCGCGCTACAGTTGTGGTTGAGGCATTAGCAGGTAGCGCCTACCAGAAAAAGCCTGAGCCATACAGAGCAGATTATCTGACTACCTACGATCAGGCTTACGATTGGGGACTGAGGCAGGCCACAATAATTTTTGGTCGAGCACGGGGCAAGCAAATCCTTGTTGGCTGGAGCACGACTCTACTGGCAGATATCAAGCCTTTTGCGCGGATCGATATTGTCAACGGGGCGATTTTAGAGCGTTACGTGGTGGACGCGATCGCGTCCAGTGACGTTTTAGACGAGTCTAGTTTGGGACTAACCCTGATCCTGATCAGCACGTCACCGATGGCTACACCTAGCACAGTAATTAAACCTTTGGTGGCGATAATATCAGGTACAGTCACGGCAAACGCTGGCGCAGCTACGGTCACCGCCGAAGGCGAGGTTGATAGCGGTAATGTCCTCACCGCGATCGCGGGGGCGGCTACGGTATCAGCGGCAGGATGGACAACGGCAACGGGCGATCTGCTCGCGATCGCGGGCAGATCTAGAGTAAACGCAACAGGGACGGTTAGTTAATGGCGATCACACACGAGATTGCAACGCGCAACGGGATCTGCACCGCAGTGGCTACAGATATCGACACTGGCGGAGGCGGTGCCTTATTAAAAATCTACACAGCAGGGTTTGCAACGTTGTTGGCTACCCTCACACTATCCGATCCATCCTTTGGCTCGCCGTCTTGGGGATCGATGACTGCAAACTCGATCACGCCTGACACCAACGCTGCTGCAACGGGTGCTGCGGCGAAATTTAGGATTTACCGCAGCGACGGAACAACACTGATTTTTACAGGCGACGTGGGGATTGCTGGGTCTGGGTTCGACCTAATCCTGTCCTCTACGGCGATCGTGTCGGGCGCGACCGTTGCGGTCGTATCGTTTACCTACACAGCGCCGCCCTAATGCCCGATCCTACCTCACGCGATCTAATTCGTCAGGCGCTCTCTCAGTCAACGACAGAGCGCCTTCAGCGATTACGCGATCGCCTAGAAGGGGAGGATCTGGCAATTAAGCCCGCGTTTTATCAGGGGACTGACGGTAACGGACATGCCCAATTTAGCCAGTTGGGGGAGGGCACGGTAGGCGGTGGATTGCTGTTGACCAATGGAGCGATCGCCATTGGCGATCCGGTCATGCCCCGCCCAACAGATGGACTGTTTCGCGGGGATGAGCGATCAATAACGATCGCATCGGAGCCTGAGCCTAAAAAATTACCGCCAGAACTCCCTCATGCACGAGCGTTGTTTGGGATTCGCATTTACCCGCAGGCAAGCGATATACCAGCGATTGTAGGTGCTGTTACGACTGATGGCAGTCAGATTTTTTATTGCACTGGGCACGGACTAGCAGATTACGACTCGGTGGCTTTTGTGTCCCTAAACGCGCTACCAGTAGGGATATTCGAGTCGTACTCCTATGTGGTTTTTAACGCCACAGAAAATCAGTTCGAGGTTGCGCTTAACCTGGGTGATGCGATCGCGGGGATGCCTGTGTCCTTAAGCGGTTTAGAGGAAGCCCCTTTCACGCTCCTTAAAGGGATAGCCACCGAGGTTATCGAGCCAGCGGGGGCGAACCTTTGGGATCTAAATATCCACCAAGCGATCGCTGTCTACAGCAATACAGGATTAGTAGATGGAGGCTCTCTCGCGTTTAATTACCACAACACGGGATCGTATAGCGCGCGAACTGGCAACCGGACTGTAAAACTCAGGTGGACTGCACCACAGCTAGACGTTACAGGCACACTCTCGGCCGACGGGCTGAGCGCAATTTTTGAGATAGTGCAGGTTCCGCCCTACAATCCGTTCGATCCTACTCGCAATTGTTTCCTGTCGTACGTCAACCGAGCGACGGTAATTTTTGCTAGGGAGATTAAAACGTTCGCCATTAATCAACTGATCCATGAGGGTGTAGTGGTTGACACCTTGCAGTACGCGATCAACGGTATTGATTACACCTTGTCAGAGGCGATCGCTTGGTACGAGTCGGGACTTACGGACTTTACCCTAGACGAGGGTTCGCCGCCGCAAGGGATCTACGCAATCTATCCACCTAGCGGGATAGGGAGCGGCGGTGGTGGCGGCTACTCTGTGGATCGCGGACTGCCTAACGACGGCTTTACGGTAGTTTTTAAAATTGTCCTAACGTAATTATGTCTCCTAGCGATCGCGTTACCCAAAACATCAACAGCGCCCTAGACCAGTCTGGGTTAGAGCGTGTTCAGCGCCGTTTACGCGATCGCCAAAAACTCGTGCAAGCTCAATCACTCGTGATCACAATTGAGGGAGTAGATAGCACGGGGCTGTATTACGGGGTGACTGCACTAGGCGATCGCGTTTCGGCGAAATATATTGGCAATACTCCAGTGGCGATCGGAGATGTGATCGCAGTGGTGCTACCACTAGGCAGCAAAATCGGCTGGGCAGATCAAAAGGTTCGCTAACTCGCAATATCTTCAAATCTAAGCTAAGAACTTATGTGGTTTCGGTTTCCCATGATTCGAGTTTTCAGGTTAGCTCATTAGTACTTTTGTGGATAGCGATCGCAAGGCTGGACGACTCGAAAAGGTGGCGCGATGCAGGCAAAAAAAGCACTAAAATTCTTTATACTCAATTTGTTCGATTTTTTTGCAGTTCTCAAACACCCGTTTGATTTGGGCTTTGCGGTGGGATACATCACCCTCGCCAGTGACTTGGCAGTATACCCGCGTGATCTCTACTAGCCAGCGATCGCCCCAGAGTTTGACCGCTTGCTCTTTGACGGACACAAAAAATGTGGGTAGCTCACAAATTTATTCAGCGTTACCCAAGTTTATTCAGCGTTACCCAAGCGCAGATTAGGATTCCATCACGCTTGGGCGCGGCATTTCTTTTTACAAGTGTTAGGTGGTGGCGGTAATGGCGAAATTATATAAGGTTGAGCTATTGCATGGAGCCTGCCCAGTTTGCAACGGTGCTAGGCGCGATTGCCGAAAAACGGGTGAATTGGTGCATTGCTACACCCACAACGAGCCACCGGCGGGGTATGAGTTTAAAGGAATTTCCAGGATTGGCGCGAGCCTTTATGCACCGATTAGTGTTGGTGCGAACGGTATACGCAATAAAGACTTGGAACGAATTGCCCGCAAAGAAAGGCAAGCGGCGCGGCAAGCTTTTTTAGACAGTTTACCGACACTTGAAGAGCGCGATCGTCGGATCAAGGCACACCAAACAACATTAACCACGTCGCAAAAAGCCGATTTATTGCGACGTGGTTTAACGCACGCAGAGATTGATTTTGCTTGCCGTAAGCACTGGTTATTTGCGTGTGAGACCGGCTACGGCATATCAGCAATAGATCCAGTTACTGGGCTATTGTGTGGTGCTCAGATTGCAAAAGACGACCGATCAGAGTCTCCTTATACTTGGGGTGTATTTGCTGGTAAAAACCAGCTTAGGGAGACAGGCGAAAATCCACTCTTCGTTTGGCGGTCTAGCCGCTTTGAAGCGTCAAAGTCATACGAGATCAAATATTGCGAGGGTGCATTAAAATCGCTAATTCGTGCGTTTTTAGAATGGCGCGCCAATCCTCAGATTGTAGTTATCGGCGCTGCGGGGGGCATTTTTGGGCACAATGCTATCCAACGTTCAATCTCGGCTTTTCCGGAGCCGATCGCACATGTGATGCTCCCCGATAGCGATACTCAAAATCACAAAAAGCGAAATATCGAAACGGCTTACCGTAATCTATTGTCAGAAGTGCCCTCGATTAAGTTTGCAGACTGGGGACACTGGCAGAGCAAAGACGGCAAGGATTGTGATGAAACCTATGGCACACCCGCTTTTAGCGATTATGAGGTGAGATCACCTGATGATTGGCTAAGCTTTTTTGATGAATCGAAAGAGGTAGTCAAAAAACTAGAAAAGAGTTTTGGTGCCGACCTTTCCGACCCGTTAACAGAAATCGAATTTAAACTCGAAGAGGCGATCGCCGAAAAAAACGAGGTAAACGATTCGGTCATGGAGTTAAATGATCGGCTTAAAAATTTACGAATTAAAGATCCGTTTGATACGGCGATCGCACCACTAGAAATAGAGCTAAAAGCTCTCAAAACCAAACTGCGAACACTAAATAGCAAAATTAATGATTTAAAAAGCGATCGCGTGCATCACCGAATTGTTAAAAAACAAAAGGAAAGCGCAGATCGGCTAGCTAAGCGCGACGCGGAAAAGGACAACAGAACTTCGTTTGAGAAAGATTATGAAGTCTTAAAAGAGTTGCTATTTGATCCAGGGAGATTGCGGTACAACCTACTGACGCTACAAGTAGAGATTGATGGGGAACCCAACCTACTTAACGAGCCACGAGCCAATTTAGTTGATTTGACTGGATTTAAAGGATGGAACCAAGGCGATGATGCGATTCTTAAAATCGTGGTTAACTTTGCCAAGAAAAAAGCCTACTGCCCGATCACTGATTACCTTGAATACACAGCAGGCATGAATATTGAGCACACGTTCTTGGATAACGTGGCAGAGCGGATCTATGGGGTTACAGACCCTTTACAGAACCTATATTTTAAAACAGTCCTGATCGGCTCAGTGCGGCGCGTGTTTGAGACTGGGTGCTACTACCCGTACATGCCGATCCTTTACTCAGCCTCACAGCGTGTAGGTAAAAGCACTTCACTCAAAACACTTTACGGACTCGATTTTTCAAGTGAAGGCCAGTTGGTGCTATCCGATCCGGATTCGATCCTCATCCTCAATCAGGTGTGGATGCACGAGATCCCAGAGGTTGAGTGGGTATTTCGCGGACAGTCTAATAGCGTCATGAAAGACGTTCTGACTCGCACAAAAGACAGTTATCGTCGCCCCTACGATCGCGCTGTAACGCAAAGCCCACGCCGCACGGTGATATGGGGGACAACCAACCACAAAGAGATATTGACCGATTCGACTGGCAATAAACGATTTTTAATTATTGAGATCCCCGAAGGTAAGCGCGTCGATTGGGGATTTTTACAAGCGTCACGCGATCTGATCTGGAGTGCAGCGATGGATGCTTACCGTCGTAATATCCCCAGCGAGCTTGACGATGCCGCGACGGCAGCCAGTGAACTTGCTAACAAAGCCCACATGGAAATCGATCCGTGGAGTGAAGCGATTTTACAATGGCTACAAGAACCAGCTCGCCGCCATTTAACTGAGCTGCTTGATCTCGATATTTTCGTGGATGGACTGGGTTTTGATAAATCGAGGTTAACCAAAAAAGATAGCGATCGCCTTGGGACGGTTATGCGCACTTTAGGATGGGAGCGCAAGCAAAAGCGCGTATCTGGTGATCGGGTTAGATATTGGGTTAAGTTAGCTTCAGATAGCAACGAATTTTGAATTTATTACGCATTCCAAAAAGCCATCCAATTGGATGGCTTTTTTATGTGTCACAAGCTAAATCCTGTCACAAAGCTGTCACAAGCTTATTTTTTACCCCTTTGTGACACATGAAACCTTTACCTAGAGCCTTTTCTATGTCTCTGTCACAGAGTCACAAAGGGAAATATATATATATATGTGTGGAAACACTTTTTTCGAAAAAACTTAAAAAACGAAATTGAATTTCGGATTTGAAGTTTTTTTTGAAAAAAGTATTTCTGCCCTGTAAATATAGGGAAAGCTTTGTGACTCTGTGACAAAGCCCCAAAAAACGAACCAAAGCCATACTGTGTAAGTCTTTTGGCTTCTGTGACAGCTTTGTGACAAGATTTAGTATGTCAACACCAACGAAGAGATGACTGAGCACCAAATTCAATCTGATTTGATTAAGTGGTTAGCCAAACATCCAGACCCGCGTACTGGGATGATTTTCGCCATTCCTAATGGCGGTTGGCGATCGCAAAGAACCGCCAGCACATTAAAAGCTGAAGGGGTTAGAGCGGGTGTGCCAGACCTGTTTTTACCAATTCCGTGCAATGGGTATCATGGTCTGTTTATCGAGCTGAAGACACCCACGGGGCGTCCAACTCCAGAACAAAAGCAATGGATCGATGCGCTCAATGAGCAAGGATACAAAGCAGTCATCTGTAAAGGGTTGATAGCAGCGCAGACTGAAATCAACAATTATCTGTCTCAGGCTTGCCTCTAGAAAAAATTGACGACCTGATCGAGTTAGATCTTCGGATATCGCATGAAACCTCACGCCAGTATTAAAGTTGAGTTATGGCAGTCTGCCATCCACGGCGATCGCGTGTTTGTCGTAGCAAGCAAAAAGATTGTTAATGGCGATCGCCTGTATTTTGATCATCTAGGCACTGCCTATCCAGTCGAGGCGTGTAAATCTGGCGTAAGAGTAACCGAACCTATGCGCGAAATCTGGCAACGCATCAACATCCAACCTTGGGAAGGATGCGTGTTCAAGCTAGGCGATCGCGTTAAAGTTACGACTGGCAATAAATCTGGACAAGTCTTTACCGTCGAGGGATTTGACCACCAAGAGCGCGCGATCGGTGTAAACGGATTGATTTATTGGTACAAAGAAGAGTATCTAACATGGGTAAAGGAGGTATAAATTGACTACAAAATCGCTTCATCTACACGCTAGTCCGAGCTGTAAAAACGCTGCGGCTAATCCTAATCGCCGATCTAATCCCGTCACTTGTTACAGCGCTTTCGGTTTTCGCATTTGCTGCTAAAAAAAAAATCGAGGATGTAAGTATGTTTTTATGCGATCGCCAAATCAAACAAATGGCTGAACAAGGCATGATTGCGCCTTTCGAGCCAAGCTTAGTTCGGCAGATCTCAACCGGAGACAACCCCACTACCCGTCACGTCATCAGCTATGGCTTGTCCTCCTATGGGTATGATATTCGGCTGTCACCGCGCGACTTCCGCGTATTTCGCCACATCCCCGGCACTGTGGTCGATCCCAAAAACTTCAATCCGCATAACCTAGAAGCAGTTGCGCTGCATACAGATGTCTACGGTAGCTTCTTTATTTTGCCCGCCCACTCTTACGGTTTGGGTGTGGCGCTAGAACGCTTAGAAGTACCTGAAAACGTTACGGTCATTTGTATTGGCAAAAGTACTTACGCACGCACGGGGGTAATTGCCAACCTGACGCCTGCCGAGGCAGGGTGGCGCGGACATTTGACGCTTGAGTTTTCTAATTCTTCTAGTGCGGACTGCCGCATCTATGCCAATGAGGGTGTTGTGCAATTGCTGTTTTTAGAAGGCGAACCCTGTGCAGTCAGCTACGAAACCCGTCGTGGTAAGTACCAAGACCAGCAAGAAACCGTCACTTTAGCGAGGGTGTGATGGAGATGGCGATCACAGTCAGCAGTCCGTCGGCGATCGCCATCTCCCTTGACCGTGTTGCCGACGGACTTACGAGTCATGTATAGTTTTAATCAACTTCGCGAATAAACTTCGCGAAACCAGAACAATATTCGCGAATAAACTTCGCATGAAAAAATTAATTGAGATAGATGTTCCCTTGCAACCTCTTTATTCGACGCGGGAGATTGCAAGTTACGTCCAGCGCACACAGCGTCGAGTACAGTCCGTCATTGCGGAAATCCCCGAACGTACGAATGGACAGATTTCTGTCCAGCCATGCGTTTATGAGGGGCGCACGCCGTTTTACAGCCAAGAAGACATGCGCCGGATCTTGGTTGTGTTTGGATACCAGGCGCGATTTAAGATTTACTGCGTGGATTTGCGATCGCAGAAGGAAAAACATGTCAATTGAACAGCACATGGAAGAGGTACTTAATGGTCAACAGGGTGCAACGGCATCCAGAAAGAAGCGCCCTAGTGCCTCTAAGTTGATCGCTGCGGCTATGAAAGGCAGTCTGCTTACTGAAGGACTAGGGCGGCAATTAGCACGGCAGCAATTGCGCCAGATTGGCGAGGAGTACGTTCAGGAGCTGGCTCTTGGGCTGCCCGAATTGTTTGAGCAGATTTCCCGCCTAACTGAGCGAATTGCCACTCCTATCCACCAACAGCGATCGCTCCCCCCCGCTGAACAAGCAGCATCGCGCGGATCGCTTTTTGCCGACATCTTTTATGGGGATGATTTTTATGGGGATGATGAGGAGTGACTTAAAAGCAGACACGATAAATGTGCTGCGCTCTCTCCCAGAAGCGGCGCGTACCGAGGATATGGCGATCGCAGTCTACCAGTGCCTCGCAAGAGGCATGGATGTACTCACGGTCAAACAGCAAGCGTTGGAGGTAGCGCACCAAGAAATGCGTCGTGATATTGATCGTCTCCAGGTTCACCACGAATACCAGCAACAGGTGATCACGGAGGTTCGTCAGGATGTGCGATCGCTAACCTCCTTGCTGATCCAACAATCCCAGCGGGAAGCTGAAAACGTCAAAGCGCTAGCCTCGGAAGCGCAAAAAGGCAACCATCTTTGGGTGCATGATCCGAGCTGCGTGCTACTGGCTGTAGCGGTTCTGGTGTTTCCGTTAATGCTGATGCTGTCGGTGTTCTTTAAGCCAGCCGTTGAGGTTGAGCGGGTGCATCGTACCCAGCCTGCTAGAGTGGAGGGATATTGAGGGATGAGTAACAGACCAACTGATAGACCAACTGAAGGGATCGACTTCTACTCGATTCTCAGAGAGTCAAGAACCGCACCTGCTACAGCCACGCAAGACGAGCCGATCAGAGAGTCAAGAACCGCACCTGCTGCAGCCACACAAGGCGAACCGAGGGATAGATTCGTAAAGGGCAGCTTAGCTGATGACAAGGCGATCGCGATCGCTCAAAAAGTTTTCACCGCGATCGCGATCTTCTTTGTCCTGTGTTTCCTCCATTTGGTGCTGGAGCGCCAGTTGACGCCAAAGATCTACACTCCGATTAGAGTATGGCTGCCTACCATCCTCTGGTTTGTGATCGTAATACCCAAAAGGCATCCTTTCGCTCTCGGCTGGCTGGGTTGGCTGGGTACGTATGCGATCGCAGGAGCGACCTGCGGGTATCTGTGGCTCTATCTCCAGCAATTTGTAGGTAACAGATAATGCGTCCGCGTTTGCATCCAAACGAAGCTTTTGATAGCCTACCAGACTCAGTTCGGCAGTGGGCGTTTAAAGAGATGGCACTCTTTTTGATGGCGCGCGGGCAAGCTCCAGACGTGGTTAGCTACTGGAATTCCATCGTGGAAGAAGACCGATGGCGGATTATTGCGTACGTGATTTTTAAAACCACCTCCAAATCCAAAAAACAGCGATCTCCTATCGCTGTACCTAAAATAGAGGCAGAAACCAGATCGGAAATGTTTAATCTTTCCGATCTGGTCGTGTTAGATCAGTGGGATCTCTATCCTCACGCCGCATGGTTTTGTCCTACTGGCTGGGGGAAAGACTACAACACAAGCGGGCTACTCGCGAAACATGCGGAGGGTAGGATAACGGCTTGCCTAATCAAGCAGCCGGAGATTTGGAAGGAACGTTGTCCGCAGGCAGAGGTAGTCTGGAATGGCTATGACTGCTCAAAGATTGAAGCAGTACTCAAAGAAGCGGTTGAAGCCAATGAGCGGCGTGTATTAGGACAGGAAAAGCCCACGCCTTGGACTATTGTGTTGAGCGACTATCCCTCGATCGCGCGTGGGATACGCGATATCACTGATCGCTATATTGGAGTAATCCTAAGAGATGGACGTTCTAATCGAATCAGGCTTTGGTTTCTGTTACAGGAATCAAACGTAGCTGCGCTTAAAATGGAAGGACGGAGTGAGCTACTTTGTAATATAAATTTTGTGCGTGGCGGGCGTTTTGCTCTAGATCATGCAGCGGCGCTTGTTAAAAATCGACTGTTCGCACCATCTAGTTATCAAATACTGGTAAGCAGCAATCGCCCATGCATGGTTGATGATTTTCTATCCAAAACTGAGGAAACATGCTAAAGACTTTTGACCGCGAGCGATCGCGCAATCAAAGCCAACAATACGCACGGCTGCGTATTGTTGGAGAAATACACAAGGGTTCTCCCAAAAAAATCGTCAATGGGAAGGAAATCCAAGGCGATGACTTGGACTATTTTCGGTTTGAGGCAAAAGGAACGCCAGAAGAACAAGCGGCGATCGCCACTGCATTTGCCTCGATTTATGGCGATCGCCCAACCGTGATCAATTTTTATACTTTGGCAGACACGCCAGAGCAAGCGCTTGATGCTTGGTTTTGGGAATTCGCGAAGATAAACAAGAAGGATTCGCGGGGTAAAGCCAAGATCAAATGCAATGGCGATGAAATCGTTGGCTGGTGTGATCCGAATACGCAGAAATGGCTTACCGAGCCACGCCCATGTAGGCGATCGCCCGACGAATTACACTGCTCCATGTGCAAGCCATCCGCAAAAATGGAGCTTATGATCCCAGAACTCTGGCAAGCGGGCTATATGGGATACGTTCTGTTCCATGTTTCCAGTTTTGCCTACGATTACCCAGAGATTTTGAGCAATCTGGAAGCGATCGCGCAAACAAGAGCGATATTTGGAAAGACGCTGAAAAACGCGCCATTGCAGTTATGCCGTGCTATCCGCACGGTTTCCACGTCTTACCCAGACAAGGAAAACCCTGAGCGCCGCATTCCCAAGCTATCGGAAAAGTCGCTGTGCTACATCACGCAGCCAGCCGAACATGTCCAACAGTTGGTTCAAGGGTTGAAGCAGAGGCAAGTATTAACTGAATCCGTGCAACCTCAACTGGCGCTCCCAGCGCGTCAGGAAATTCTATCGATGGCGCGATCGCCTATTTCGCAAATAGAAGACCTGCGAGCCAAAGCTGAAAGGTTTTACAAGGCTCTCGTTTCCAAGGTGGGGGCGATCGCCGACCTTGAAAGCTATAACCGGCTGTATACCTCGGTTTATAGCGAGGATTGCCTTAAACTCTGGGCAGCGCTCCCAGATCAGGGGGCATGTGTAAACTTACTCATGGATGATTTGCGATCACGACTGAGCGCGCTACTCAAGCCAAGCGCAACAATTGAAACTGAAATAAAAGGAGAGAATAGTGATGAGGATTTTTAAAGCTCTTGCTGCCATGATTGGCTATGGTGGCGATATTGACGCGCACCCGCCACGCGAGATTCCGATCTACAGTCGCGACGGCTGGGAGATTTGGCTCTATCTAGAGTCTGGATTTTACGGCTATCGGATCGCCTATCTAGGCGTCCAAAAGGCGCGATCGCAGGCTGTATACAGCTTCGATGACGCGAGATTTGCGGCAATTCGTAAGTTGGTGGAAGAGAAAAGACATGCTCAATGATCTGTTGCATTAAGAGGAACGATTGTGATCAAACCATTCCTGAAGTGGGCTGGTAAGTAGCTAACGTTTTTTTGAGATTGAATAATGCCCGCGATAAGTTTCAGTTCCGAGCCTTTTGTTGGGAAAATCGCTTATGGGATCAAAACCCAGACGATTAGACGACCCCGCAAGCGCCCAATAAAAGAGAATGACCTCCTATCTCTCTACTACCAACAGCGATCGCCAGATGGATTTCTGATTAGGCGATCGCGGCGGCATCGAGGTTACCCGTATTTGGATCTATCCAGACAGGGTAATTTCGGAGGGCGTCTCGCTTGGCGATTTGCGTGGATTTGCGATCGCAGATGGATTTACCTGCTGGGAGGCATTCCTCGAATGGTTTAAACCAACGGAGCAACAGCCATTCGAGGGGGATCTGATTAAATGGTCATACCCCTTTCCTCTCACGTTACGAGCTTTTAGCTATTGGGCGAGTTTGTTTCCGAGGGCGGCGCTTAGTCCGTTTCTGAGGGCGACGCTTAGTCCGTTTCGTAGACGGGTGGAGCACAGGTAGAGCGAGATAACGCCTCGCCTCGTCCTCTCCGTAAGCGTTACGGAGATATTCAGCAAACTCTTGGCGCGTGCAATTGAAGTGACGATCACCCATTGTTAGTACACCGTAGTTACTGGTCACCGTCTGGAGATTTCTTTTGAGGCGATCTCACCCACCAGCCGGTAACTGTACCGAGCAACGAGAATCCTGACTCGGCATTGTTTGGGCGTGTCCAAATCAGCGCCATCGAAAAGAGCGCGATCGCTGCCGTTAGTACTACCTGTACGTGAAAATCGGTCATTGCATCCCCAAATGGGTCGTAGATTAACTATATCAAAGGGATAGCCCCATCACACTTTTAGCTCTTGCCAGATAATCGCGGCGATCGCTCAGCCCATTGTAGCCACCGTTGATTAGGCGGGTGATCGTGAGGATATCGTCGGCGTCGGCGTCGAGGTTGAGTTGCATTTTGTCCCAGTACCAACCAGCGCTCAGGCAAGCTAGATCAAAATCGGCTAGGCGCTCAGGAGTCTTAATCAGGTTAGCTCCCAAGGCTAGCCCGCATTCCGCGTAGTTGGTGCGTCCCGTGACTTGAATCAGCCCCCGCCCCTTGAATCGACGCCCATCCCCCTCGTAGATGTTGCCAAGGTCATCGCGCCATTCGTAATCGTCGCCAGAAGCATATTCTTCGTTCGTGTTGAACCCATCGCTTTCGTGAGCAACTTGGGCAATAAAGTGGGCGATCCTCAGTGGCGTATTGATGGCGTAGCGCTGCATGGCGGCATTAAGCGGATCGATCAGCAGTGCTAATCGATGAGTTGGGCAGTGCACAGCAATCTCCCCCAACCGGTCTAAGCTTATTAAATAGCTCTCGGTCTGCTGCTCCAACGCAGGCGCAGGCGTGCGAATGGAACCGTCAACCCCTACTACAGAGCCGTTTTCGTATACTTGGTTGATCGTGATATGCTCTCGGAAGAGAAACCAGCCTTGCTCCTCACTTTGGCTGTCGGACTCCTCGACTGGAAGGAACCACACATGGTTGAATCGCGCCTCTGCAACCTTGACAGGGATTAGGCGATCGCCGGCCTTGTGAAGTACTTTGCGATCGCTAGGCAAGTCTGCGGACTGCTCAGTAGTACGTTTGGCGTACGTGTCACTGATGATCAAGATTTCTAAATGGTATGACATACTCACGCCTCACGCTCGTCTTGTAAACACACAAAACTGAAAGTCGTATTAACTAATAGCGCGGCCCAGCGATTGATCCGATTCGAGCCATTTCGAGTTTAACGCTTTGGAGATCTTGCGCGAGCGCCTTGATTTCCTGCTGTGTCGCCTGCTCGCTTTCCCTCCGTTCGGCCACCTGATTTGCTAGCGAGGGGTAAAAGCTCCTCAGCTTATCAACCAGTGCGGTCAATTCGGCAAGCGATCGCATAAAATTCTGCGTTAGTTCCGCGCTACGAACAGAGGACGCTTCGATCCTCGCCACTGATACTGCGATCGCATCAATCCGCATGTCTACCGCCCTAAGTTCGTCAGAGACTCGATTGATTATCTCTATTTGAGCGCCCTGAGACGCGCTCATGTGCGACGACAGATCAACTCGTATCGCCAGTAAATTGCTGTCGTAGCCGTCGATTCTGCCTTCAAACTCCTCAAATCGGGCAATCAAATCGTCAACTTTTTGATTAGCTTGAATACCAGCAAAAAACCACTTTTTCACCACCCCTGCAATTTCTTCGAGCATATCCCCGCCTCGCTACATAAGCAAATTATAGGCTTTCCGCTCGTTCAATCAGCCTTAGTTATACTTATTTTTTTGGCGTACTCCACCGCCGCTTGAATTTGTAGCCATTGTTCAATCTCACGCTGGGCTTGCTTTTCAAGGTCGCGGTGTCTCCACCCGCGCAATTCGGCGAGTTTCTTTACAGCAAATCTTAACTGTTTCTGGGTAAGCACGTCAGTTTGGTAAGAGGTTGTCAGGAAAATTATACTCAGACACCCAATCTCTAATTTGTTGTTGCTGCTCCGAACTCCAGACACTCCACGCGATCGCAAGGGCAAACCGGATTCGCTTAATAGCCAGTCCATCCTCACCGTCTGCTGAGGCAACACGGCGATCGCTCTCCCGATTGATGTTGTCACCCAGCATGTAGAAAGCATTTGACGCGGGAATCGAATTAGCCAAACAGAGGGTAGCCATTATCTGCGAACCTTCAACGGCAGCGCTAAGCCCAGCCCAATCAGGAGTAGGTTCAACGGGAGGGACGTAATCGGGCAGGTTGAGGAGGCGATCGCATTCGGTCGCATCTGTTTCGATGACCGCGATCGCTGTTACCCCACGCGCGATCAACTCATTGGTCAGCTTACCGTACGGATCGAGGATCGTGACGTTTTGATCAATATAGGCGATCGCCATCCCTGTATCGATTACAGAGATTTTATACTTGCGGTTTTCGGTGAGAACCAAGACTTTAGCCATAACTGATAGAAGGATGGAGTGCTACTGAAATTGTGCCGCTTTCGGTGAACGTATAGCCATTGAAATAGTCGAGGTTGCGATCACTGGCGGTATCCCACGTGGGATACCAAGAGCGCAAATCAGCCCAGCGCTGGGGACGCCAAATCCATTGTTCGTTTTGGAGTTCAGCCAGCGTTAACGCCGCGTCCCAAATTTTTACTGAGTGGATTCGTCCTGCAAAAAACTGGAGGGGCGAGCCGCCGTTAAACCCCGCTGCGATCGTTAGGTGCGTACAAGAGAAGCGGGAGCTAACGTCTGTTGTGTTGCTGCTAGTTTCTGCCGCTGCTGCCGCAGACTCCGAGCCACGATAGAGGATCGCCGCTGTAGCCGAGCTGCGAACCAGAGCCACAAAATACCAAGTATTGGCGGATAGCGTCGTCAGCCCATTTTGCTGGCTACCGCTGACCCTATTGTGTACCCACAGCGATAATGTCGCTACCGTCGATCTGAGTCCGATGTAATCAACACTTGAGTTGCCAGTATTTCGTCCCGCGACGAACATATTTTGGGTTATGCCAGTGGCAAGAGCGTCCGCGCGAAACCAAAAACTCACGGTATAAGCGGCGTTGTAGTTGAGTAGATTAGCCGTCCTCAACCAATACGCGCCGCTAGCAAACGCGATCGCCATTAGCTACCCTCCAGATAGGCGAAAAGCAGATAGGCGTCACCTGTGGCGCTATCTGTTACCGCACTGCTATTGGCATCACGGTTGACCGCCAGTCGAAGGTAGTCGCCTGCGGCAAAGCTGTCGTTATTGGTCAGTGTGATCGAGATTTCTTGGAGGTAGCCAGCCGTCGCCGGCACTGTGGTAGATGAGCTGTTATTAACCGTGTCAAAGCTGGTCGTATTGCCTAGATCCGTGGCGTCGCCGCTTGTAACTGCCTCTACCTGCACCTGCCAACCTGTTGCTCCTGTCGTGGCGCTCGCCATAATCAGGTAGAGGTGCAGCGTCAGTGGTACTGTTAACCCTGTGCGGGCGATCGTCTCCCAGTAGCACGTCTCATCCGTGGTGTCGTCAAATGCCAAAACGGGGCGTTGATTAACTTTGGTGAGCTGGGGAAAATTGGAAGAGGGGTAGGACGCTTCGTAGGGATGAAAAACTACTCCTTTTTCGGGAGTGCTTCCAGAAGCCGCAGACGCCGTAACCAGCGGACGCCATCTAGAGGTTGTACTGTCGTAGATGATCGCGTAGGACTCGTCAGCAGCGATCGCGCGATCGCTGCCCAACAAGAAACGATTTGCTGCCGCGCTAGAAGTGCTCTGGTTAGACAGGGTGATTGTGTTGGAGCCGATATTGTGGATCACAATCAGCCGACCAGATACGCCCCCAGCTAACCCAGTAATTGAGTAGGAGCTGCTGGCGGTAAGACGGAGTACTACCGCGTCGCTTAGCCCCGTTGGATTGTAGTCGTTTTGATTTGACCCGATCGAGGGCGGGGACAAGACGCCGGTAAACTGCCAAGAAAGCGTCGCCCCTTTGTGATCACTAAAAACACTCATTATGCAGGCACGCTATAGGTTACAAGGATTCGAGCAGTTCCCACGGTGGAACTGGCGGCAGAGTAAGTGGCGATCAATGCCTCGGTTGATCCGCTTGCCGCCTCACCAGGGTTAGACCGATAGCGATCTTTAGCTGTCCCTTGGAGATTATTGGCAGTAGCCGCCATATATTTAGCTGTATTGCCAGAGATACCCACCGTAACCGTTGCGGCAGTATCCCAAGGCGTGTCAATCACGACCTCGACTTGATGGACAACGGCATTAGCAGGTAGGGTAAAAAGAGACAGCGTGTCAGACGAGTTAAATGCGAGGGACGTTGTGTCAACAGTAAGACATGCGCTGGTACTGCCCGCACTAACCCACGACAAAACGCCGCTACCGTCTGTTGATAGGACTTGGCTGGCGCTGCCACCGTCAACAGGCAGGGTGAGCACATAGCTCGCGGTCATACCAGACGATGGGCGGGCAAGGGTGATTTTGTAATCAGCTCCAGTCTCTGCGGCATCGGAGTTAATAATTAACCCCGTGTTACCAGTTGCCTCAAATTGCGAGGCTTGCAGCTTTTCGTCGGAGCTATCCGCTGAGTTACGTGCCGCCAATCCGCCCGTAATAGCCTTGAGCGCATGAGTTCCAATCCGAAAGATATTTTCGGTTGTCCCTTTAAGATCTGCAAAAATACCCATAATCTTCCTAACTATCTAAATACAAAATCACTTGAGCCTCCCCCTGGGTGGCTCCCACACCTGTCGAAAGATAAATATTTACCGTTGTGGCTGAAACGTATTTGTGGAACGGGTGTGCTTCGTACACGTTCGCTTCAGCCAGTATTGATTGAGATGCCGTCATTAAGCGATCGCTGTCCCCTGAATCACCGACGGTCACCGTGCTCGCAACATCCCAAGGCGTAATCACACCTATCTGGACGGCAACAATCCTTTTACCTGCCTCAATGTCACTGATTGAACGAGTAGAGACATTGTTGTACTGAAAGAGTAGCGATCGCTGAATCGCTGAGCCACCAACAAAATTATTGACGGCAGGCTGATCTAATAGGACTACGGTTTGTCCAACCTCCTCTACCACTTGCAACCAATTGACGCTCTCTTGGAGGATCAAAGTCATGCGATCGCCTCCTTGACCGTCAAAATCGGCTCATAGTAGAGCAAAACGGAGCCATCGGCATTAAATACAAAAAATTGCCCCGTCCACTCCCCTGTATCAATACTAGTAGAAGTCGCGCCCGCGATCGCTACTGTAATTACACCATTGCTTGGGATAGGGGCGCTTAGCGTGGCTATCAGTACCGATCCTGACGAATTCTCAAACTTTAGAGAGAACGTGTACCCAGTAAGGTTGAATGCGCTCGCTACACCACCACTAACCGATTGCACCGCAACCGATCGCGAATATGGAACTCCTTTAAATAGAGGAGGTTCCCAATATTTTTGAATCGGTTCGCCGCAACAGTTTGAAGCCATTAAAAATCTCTTGGTCTAAATTTGCGAAAGAATTTAAGTGCAAATTCGGGCATACCACCTGACAAGGATGGCGATCGCCCCATCACATTAGCCGAATTAGATGCGCCTGCGTAACTGACGGAATACCAACCGCTAACCGACTGACTAGCAATACCGCTTTTGCCTTGTGTTCCCGACATCCACGACAACAAAACAGCCGCCATTGCTTTAATTCGCTGTATTTGAGAAGTGGCTGCACTCAAATCAAATCCAGCAGAATAGCTAACTTTGATTTGAGTGCCAAATTGCTGGAAGAGTTCGATTTTGCCATAGGTATAGTCAATCCCAAACTCGCTTGATTGCAGCGCTACCCACTCTGTAGCTGGTGCTACAGGTACTCCGTAGGGATCAAAAGCATTGGCGGTACGACTCCAAACGGAAATTGCAGGACTTGGCAGTACGGGCATATAACTCAGGTAGACCGACTGATAAGCTTTGTTTAGTGACCTGATCTCTGTGTATGGAGTGATCGCTAGCGATCGCCCGCACAATTCTGGACTAGCGATCAAGGCGTCAAGAGCTAATAAATCAGCCGTTGTTACCTTGCCCACTAGTTCAGGTGCGTAAGATTCAATCTCCGACAGCGACAAGAGCATCTGGTGTATTCCTCTCGCAAGTTGGATCTAAGAGCGGACAGATTGGCTGACCGCGATCGCCAGTTGCGTACTGATCACCGCATTTCTCGCAAACTGGTAACCCTTGCTGCTTGAGGTATGCAATCTGATCGGCGATTAGCGAGGGGTCGGGAGCGAGGATCGGGTGGGCAATCTTTTCCTGATCTTTTTTTGCCATGTTACACCGCCACAGAGAGTGATCGTACTTTGATAACCCGCAGTCGCTCGGAAGCAGATCCGCCTGAACGCGAGGGATCGATATCCATGCCCGTAAAGGACTCGTGAGAGAGCCATACGTAAGATTGACGGCGATTGAAGTTGGTGATTTCCGATGGGCGAATCTCCATCGGCACGCCTATCCCACGACCAATCGAATCAACACCAACAATAAAGTTGTCACGAGCTAGTGCTGTCCCAAGAGACCCCCCCAGCGTGACATTGTTTGCTCCTGGTGTGCCGTTAGCGCCAACACCAAAAGAGTTGGTTTCAAAGATGTGAAATCCACAGATAGAGCCAAGATACCCGTCCAGCCTTTCAAACAGATTGCCGGTCATGCCTTGTAGGATATTTGTGATATCCGTGACTCCCCCGCGATCAATATACTGATTGCGCCCAGCCAAATCATTCTTGAGCTGAGCTATTGAGTAGGTGTTGCCGACGAAAGCGTATTTACCGTCTGGTAGGGTTGGAATTTGCAATACTCGCGCATAAGCGAACAGATTATTCATGAAGGTTTCCGTGAGAACACCTTTATCGCCTGCCGTGCCGATATCGGTAACAGTAGTCGTGACAGCGTTGTTATCGTTGTACACAACGCGCGTGGTGCCTGTCGCTAGAGAGTAAATCGCCAAGTCCTCAAAATAAGTGTAGTTATAGCGCAGGTTGCGATTTAACACGCTCATTAGATCGAGCATCGAGTATGCATTGACAAACGTTGGTAATGCGATTGGATAGTTAGCCGAAACGCCGGATTTACCCAAGCCATACTCTTGCAAGACAGCAGAAATAGCGCTCTCTGTTACGGATTGAGTATTGGTTTGATCGATATCCGCATAGGTGCCACTGCCGCTCAATAGGTAGTCGGAAACGGAAGAAGATCCAACTGTGAAGGGTGCCCTTGGAATCTTAATCGTGTCCCCTTGTCCCTTACCAAACTCAATGCGAGTTGTAGCAAACTGCCACCAAATATAAGCAGGAAAATGCTCTTGCCGCATTAAGCTCGAAAGTACGTCCAGAAACCCTTCCGGCACGTCCGCTTTAACGGTTGGTGCGTTAGTCTCGACTTGCACAGATGACCGCGAGCCACGTAGGAATCCTGCCCGTTTCATCGCCGCTTCGAGATCTCGCATGATCTCCCGTTTGTTGTCTCGAATGTATTGATCCAGCTCCCGTGTATCCCGTACGCGAACAAGGGAACCAGCAGAGGTAGACACATCGTAAGCAGCCGCGTCCCGCAGTAATTGCAATGACTCCGCGTAGGCACCGCTTGCTTTGTCGTCGTTACCAAAGCGATTGTAATTAACAGACGGATTACCATTTCCGCGAAGCTTGAAAAGATCCTCCAGTCGCTGCTGCTCTGACTTTGACTTTTCCAGTTCCATCGTGGTGGACTGAATTTGCTGTGTTGCCGTAGACAGCTCACGCTTTACGATTTCAAGTTCCGTTGTCACCGAATCAATCTTGGCTTTGTACTGATCCACCACTACATCAATTTTTTGTTTGATTAAAAGATCGATGTCGGGTGTCGCGATCGCTGGCGCTGGCGTTTGCGCCGTACTGATTGGTGTAGCCGGTTCGGGCGACGACTCTAGCGAGACAATCCCGGTGGGCGCTACTACCTGCTGGGTTTCGATGGATTTCCTTTCAGCTTTTTGTTTGTTAATGACATCGCGAATTTCTAAATCCGTCATAATTTCGCCAAAACCAACAGCTTTTTTGCCCATAGTAGAGTAGCCAAAGAATAGCCAGTTTGCTCTGTTAGGATCGCTCATATTCCTTTCTGTTCGCTAGTTTTACGCCTAGCAGTGTTACCGTATAACCAGGAGTAATAATTGCGGAGGAATTTTATGACTCCAGAGAAACGGTTAGCGATCGCGATCAAAAAACGCAGGCAATTACTAGATTTAAAGCAAAAGGATTTAGCAGCGAAACTGAACTTAAGCCAAAGCCGCATTTCGCAAATCGAACGCATGGGAAATGCGTCAGGGGTACAGCTAATTCAGATCGCGAAATCCTTGAATACATCTGTTGACGCGATCGCCAAGGACGCCAATATTCCCTAACGCAACACGCCTGCATTAGGGAGGTTGCCTAGCACCACTACACTCAACTCGATCAATTCGGTGAATCCATCTTTAATTGCATATGGCGCGGGATCTGGATGGCTTTCGTAAGGGATGGGAATCGTGTGCGGACAGGATGGATCGCTAAAAGATACGTTACACAATGGACAGATTAGCCCACTTAAAGCCCCTGATGGCGTGATCCTGATTCCGCCTGTACTGCAATTTTGATAAACGCCAGAAGCAATGTACTCAAGCGTTTTGGAATCCGATGGAAAGAATACATCTATTTCTAAAGTGATGTACCCAGAATCCCTGCGCATCTGGCTTAGATTGCAGTCCCTTTGCCCGATCGCGTCAATCACCTCACTAGGTGCGTCCGCATACCGCACTATACGCGAGTCAAAAATCACGCCCTGCACATCCTCGCAATCCCACCAATCGTGATCCATGAGTAACGATTTACCATAGGAGGAAGCAGCCATACCCTGCAAACAGCCAAGACTCCAAGCCATAAGGTCTCTGTTTACAAAATTATCACTTGCTACGAAAGTTACATATCGAAAATCTTTTGGCTTGGGGTCTTCCGATCCGTACGGCAGGAGTGCGGCAATTTTTGCCATTTGTTGTTCGTCTGGGATTCCAATCGCTGGGCGCGAGATCGGACGCATATCAAGCAGAACTCTTGAGGTGATCGCCATATTTTTTTTTGTTTTGCACTAAGCTTAATGGTAATCGGTAACCCCAAACAAAAATATGTATCTGTTTAGTCCAGGTAGAAACTCTCTTTTTGAAAACATCAAGCGGGCAATTTACCGTTTTTTTAATCCCAACACGATCGCAGGACAACAGCGATCTATCACGCAGGTTGCCAGAGTTAATCCGCGCAACTGGGATCTGGAAATAAAAGAGTACCCAATCCGATCGCCTAGCGAAGCGAGGGCAATACTCAAGATCGAAAATTACGTACCTGAGACGGCAACAGCCCTGAACATATTAGCGACCGATGTTATCGCGTCCATTGATGGCGATGATGTCGGCGTTACCGTATCCCCCGAACTGTCGGATGGGACGGCGATCGATCCAGAGGTTTATGAAATTGTTTTAAAGGTTTGCCAAGAGTACTTTTCTTCCAATTTCTTGAGTAATACAGTTGAGCGCATGGTTGGAAGGGGCGATCATTTTGTTTCGATTGGGATTGATCGTGTGTATCAAGGGAGCGGTTATGAAATTGTAAAGTTACTACCCTTACCTACTTGGGAGATGTTCCGATTGGAAGACGATAAGGGTTCGCTGTTGGGGTTTGAGCAGCGGCGCTTTGTTTACAGTAACGGCACAATGGGCGAAGATCGGATCAGCTTTAATCCAATTCAGATCGCTCATTTCCGATTTCGCCAAGAGTGGCTTTATGGGCGATCGCTATGGCTGTCATCTCTTACTACTGATCTCCCAAAACTTGAGAAGGCTATTGACGCCCTCTACGAGGCATGTATGGCGATTGGTTACAATCCAAACGTTCATGTCATGCCGCCTGAGATGGAGAAGATTGACTTCGACGCATACAAGGACAGCTACGAAGCCAAAAAGCAGGAAGGAGTTATCACTGATCTGTATATGCTCAACGGCGGTGTGATCCAGAAGTTGCAGGGACAGACCGATATCAGTGCCCTAATCACTCAAGTTGAACTTTACCGTAAACGGATCATAATGCCATCAATGATCCCTTTATGGCGCTTCGCGGGTTTTGAGCAGAGTGCAGCACAGGATATTGCAGGACAACCCGCATTGGCGTACGCTCGGTTTATTAATGGCGTACGTGGTCAACTCGTTAGCGGGCTAAAAGAGATTGTAGACGTACAATTAGTGCTAAAGCTTGGCTACGACGCATTCTTAGCACGAGCTAAGGATAAATATCGGTTAATTTTTCCAAAAATTTCTGTCAGTCAATACGATGGGGTTTCCGACGAAAGCAGCGATCTTGGTTTTGAGGATTTGGATTCGGCGATCGCGTGGAGCAAAATCCCAATCCAAGCGCGGCGCTAATCAGTAAGGCGCAAACAGCCTAACCTTACCCTCAATCGTTCCAACCGCATAGCGAATACAGTCTATCCCATGCGTTGATTGTCCGTCCTTGGCTTCTTCTTCTAAAATATTTCCGTACCTGTCTTTGGCTCTGTGATAGTTTTGTAGCTCTTCAAACAGTTTAGGTAATTGCGTAGATACAAGGATTCTTTTGTGGTAGAAATTAGAACTTAGGATATTTATCCCTTGAAAAAATTGGTTTATCGCGCCCTTTGCCGAAACAAGACTCGGAGCGTGTTTTTTGAGTGCTTTGATAGCATCGGGGCGGGATGGATCACAAAATATAGCAGACACTTGCCAGCGCTGAGCGAGGCGATCGCACTCATCTCTAAACCTATCTTCCAGTATTGCCGTTCCTTGCTCCGCTTCTGGTACGCGCCATTCGTCCACAATCCACCACCGATACGCCGTTCCGTCGTGTTTGTATCCGCAAACTGTCGCGCGAGGATTTACTGCACCCCAGTCTACGCCCATAACGTAGCGATCGCATTTTGGGATAGAACTGGGATCTACTAAGTGTGTTTGTTCGGTAAGTGTTTCGAAAAATTGTCCTTCAAAAACCACAAAATCAGCCAACATCTCTTGAGCAAATATACGAGGATGTAGGGATTTTTCAAGCCGAGCCAGCTCGTCACGAGGGAAAAACGGATTATCAGACGTGCGAAATCTGAAAGCCTGCCAAGACGGGTTTTCGGAAGCCTGTTGGTATCTGTGATAAGTGTGGTTAGCTTTGCCTTTTGGGGTGCATGTAAATAGTGCCGTGCTACCCAATAAATCACCCATTGCTGGGGCGACAATTTCATCAAAAATTGAAGGAATCCAATCTTGCCACTCGTCGCCCCCGATATGCCAAATTTTTAATCCGCGCGCGCGATCGCCATTGTTATTGTTGATGCCCATAACGGTTAAATCTGGCATGTAATACCGATATGGATCTGGATTGTTAAACCGGATCACAAACTCAGACTTATTGATCCCATTGGGAGCTACAGCGGGATGATCGCGCAAAAGGTTCACAAGTGGATTCCAAAGCAACCGACGCGCCATTGGGAAGGTAGGCGCAGCTAGGACGACAACAGGCGGCGATGCGGGGTTATAGGGAGCGCCAACAGCGACACGTTTAAGGGCTTGACGTATTTGTAAAACGGTTTTCCCGAAGCGGCGTCCTGATACCGTCAAGACGTACTTAGCTGTCGATTGGCAAATCAGTTTCTGTAGGGGATGCAGGCTGATCGTCTTGCGTGTCGAACAGATTACTGAGGGGAGACATAGATCTCTCTGATTCTGCCCCAACCATTGACGAGTTTTGAGACTCAAGCCCCTCTGCGATAACTCGATAGCCACGGGATTTCAACTCGTTTAATAATTCTTCGTCGGTTTTTGAGTAACAGCCTTGGATTTTGGCGATTGAATCTAGGGTTTGTAGTGCAATCGCCCAACGCTTCTCTTTAAACGCATTGTAGTAAATTTCTTTCCTTTGCGCGATCGCTTCCGCCTTAAATTCTTCGCGATTGGTTTTTGCTTCATCGAGGAATTTTTCTCTCGCCTCAGCGATCATGGCATCAGTAGTGGATACCTTAATCCCCCAGTTTTTAGCGGCATACTCTAGAATTCGGGTACGCGACGAACCCATAATCAAGAGTTTATAGATCTCAGTGATTCGACGTTCTCTTTCTACGATTGTTGGTTTTTGCGCTGCCATGTGATTGCTCCGATAAAACCGTCCGAGGATTACGTGTACTTATCTAGCTCGGTTAGCGTGATTTGAGGTTGATAAAACTTTGCGCCAGTGTTGTATTTCCAGTCAATCGCCATACCTACTTTAAATTTAGCGTAGTAGGAGATAAATCCATCACCCTCACTAGTGGCACTGGCTGCGGTTTTTTGACGTGTCGGGCTAGCGGCAATCTCTCGGTAAAGTTCAACTTCGTCGGTCAAGATAATGCCCGTGAAAGTTTTTGTTTCGAGCTGTGATCGCTGCAAAGCTTGAATCTTCCTAAGTGTGATTACCCCTTCTGGGGTTAACAAAGACTCAAAAATCCACAGGTATTTCTCCTCGCTCGCTGCCGCTTTTGCGATCGCGGTCTGACTGGAAGAGTAGGTAAATGCAGGCACTTGTTCCTTAATGGGGATTCGAGGCTCAGCGCGAACGATTGAATTTAGGCATTGCCCAAACTGAATGGAAACGGTGCTGAGTGCGAGTGTGTACTTTCTGGTAGCCATTACGTTCTGAATACCCCTGACACTTTGCGAAATGTTTTGACCGTGGCATCAACCAGCGGATCGGAGTCAATCAGCATGGCTGTAAAAATTCCCTCGCGATCGCGATCAGCTTGCGCCCAAGTCATGCTGTATTTAGAGCCTACCTCCAAATTACAGGACACCGTGCTATCCAGATAAAGTTCTAACGGATATGCGTTGTAATCCTTACCTAGTCCGATTTGTTCACGGCGAGGATCGCTGACTGGGATTAGTCGGGCAAATACTTGTAGACAAGTTTCTTGCTCGAAAAACTGAGGATTGCCATCAGCGTCAGTCCCCCCCGTATCAGCCAAGCGCTTGATCTTAAGTGAGCAGTTTTTTGATGCGCCAAAAGGAGGAGTTAGATCGATCACTGTAAATACCTCCACAAAGTACTATCCCAATGCGATCGCCATCTACAGGCGCAGACCACCGCGATAGGGATTGCGAAAACCTAGAGCTAGTCATAAATATGCCTCCTTAACCTCAAACGCGCCTTAGCTCTAGCTTCCTGACTAAATCCAAGGAACGGACGAACCTCGGCAACAAAACCAGCATATCCACTAGCTTTACCCGTAACACCGATGCTCACAACGCGCCGATCCACCTTCACGACAGCGATTCCCTTTCGTAGGAAATCGAACTGTCTCAGGATCGTGAGATACGCGCCTAATTGTTGCTTGCGCTTAATTGTCGAGGGTGACAGCGCCTTCCACGCGGCTCTAGTGTCAGGATCGCCTCCCTCGTCGAGGATGTTCTGGCGCAAATCCTCGACTACATCTGCACCAATATCTGGCAGTACGTCACCGATCGTCGTGAGTTTGGCGGCAAGTTTTGAGGCAAATGGCGATCGCTGCTTAAACTGAAAATCCATTTATCCAACCTCGCAAACTTGCGCCAACACGTCAAGAATAACGACCGCAACATAAGCATCGGGATTGCCGTCTGGCTCTGGCTGCCTCACGTTCTGGATCGACAGTCCATGCGAAATTGCTTCAACGGCAGGTAATAGGGATACATATGGCTCCCAACTGCGAAGAAGGATTGAGTATCTTGTTTCGACGGCAGCCTGACTATTGAGCAGCGGTTGCACGTCAATCCGATTGGCATCAATAATCAAACACTCAATGCCCGTTGCAGCAACATCCTTGCCGTCGATCTTTTCGGGTGGGTAGCTGTAGTCAAGCTGAGCATGGGGGAGTGAGGCGATCGCGCGTTGCCAGTTGATCCCGCCCACCGTATACCAGCCAAGTAAATTGGCGGCGGTCAGGCGATCATAGCAGTGCTGCCTAAGCTCTTCGCGGGTCACAAGTACCTCTTTACGCTACGGTTTTGTGTTTGTAGCTTAATCTGAGATTGCGATCGCGACTCTACGAAATAAACAATCGCAAACTTGATCGCCTTAGATTTGTCCCCACGCGGGACATGCAAAGGTAGAGCGTTAAACAACGCCTGCATCAGATCTTCCTCTATTCTTACTGAGTGCGAGGGAGAACGCGCCATCGGTAATACCCGTGCAAGACCACTGTAAGACCCTTCGATCATACAACAAGCCAGACGGAGGACAATAAATAGGACTCCAATACCACACAGTAGGGGGGGATAAGATGACCACTTGCCCTGTTTATTCGTTAAGCAATGGCACTAAAATTTATTTTGCACCGCTCGCGGTAGGGAGTTGTGCCGAGCCAGAGAAATTTACTTTTGTCGTCAAAACAGCGGCAATCAAAGGCGCGACAAGCCTTGAGATTACAGCCACAACAACAACGGCTTCAAAGGCGATCTCGATCCCTGCGAACACTTATATCACGGTCACAACTGCCGCAGGCTTAGCTGTACCTGTTTTGGTGACAGCAGCAGCTTCTGGCACCACAGACAGCTCTGCGCCATTCACGGCTGACCTCACACTAACTGTTAGCGCTCTCTATGCCGCGTTAGCAGTTGGTGCTAGTGGACAATTTCCCGAAGTTCTGACTGGTCGTTCTAAGGCGTCGATCGCGCGAACCGGTGTCACAGAGGAGATTGTCAACTTTGAAAGTGTTTACTACACCGCAAAAGTTGGGACAAGCGGATCATGGGCTGTTTCTGCTGATGGGCAGTTTCAGATCACTGCGCCGTATCTCAATGCGCAGTACGTCAAAGAGAATGCAGGTAAAGGATTTCTTGAAATCGTGCTACCTAGTACCAATGCCGAACTCTATTCGGTGGGTGCGATATACAAAGGAGAGGTTGTCGTAGGTGACATGCCGATTGATCTAGAACCCAAAAAGCCGATTATTGGCAACATCGCTTTTGAAGGTGCAGGCGATCTTGTCTTTATTCCCCCTGTTGCTGCCTAATGCTGGAACGGTTGACTAATCGCGAGATCGCGTGTGTTGGTTGTTTTCCCGTAGAGGATGGTTTTGAGGTCGCAATCGTGACACTCGAACATCCTCTACCAGAGGGGGCGATCGCCACACTCTACGACGAGAACGAGAAAACCTACACCGTTAAGATTCCGCCAATCAATTCTTTAAACGCTTACGAGATTAAAATCGAACATGCTTGTATTTGACGAAAAGCCACTCCTAGAACCAATTATCATTAAAGGGTTGAAAACACCTATCCCCCAGCTTGGTTACACGACCGTAAAAGAGGAGGCGGCGATTGATGAGGTTAGGGCAGCGATCACGACGGATAACAGCGATAACACTTTTTTTTGGTGTAGGTTGCTATCAGCATGGCTATCGGTTCGACTAAAGAGTCCAATTAAAGACGACTTACTTGATGCACCTAGAGCCATTCTTGACGAATTGAGGAATTTCTATCTAAGAGAGAGGAGCGCGGGACAGTCCCCTTTAGAAGAGGCGATCGAAAAAATGATCGCAGAAAACCTCAAACTTCAGAGAACGATCACGGAACTGACCGAAGAGCGCGATCACCTGAAGACGTTGATAGGGACTGGAACAACATCTACTGGCGAATCAGACGACACTATCCCAGTGACCCAAGATTCTCACTAAGCGAATTTGGTGATTTGCCTTACTACGTGTTCGAGTCAGTTTGGGAATGGATTTGTGATTACGAACTGGAGCAAGCATCGCTAATATCCACACCGATCGCGCGGGCAGTCGTCTCAACAAACGAATTCAAAGACAGGGAGGGTGCTTATAGGGGTCTGGCTTACGAACAGACTCAACTCAGGCGAAAGCAGGCTCTAGGCAAGGTAGACAAAGATATGGCACAGCTCTATCTGAAGTTACTGAACGATGTTGAGCTACCTCTTTGGGCGCTTCAGAATTGCGAGTACGAAATCTTACAAATTGCAGCAGAGGAATAACGCATGGCAACAGCAGAGCAGTATCAGATCGACATAATCCTAGGTGGTACTGATGTCGCTCTAGCTAAGCTTCGCGAGCTACAAACGGCTGCCAGCAATATTGGCAAAAACGCACCGGTTGGAGGAGATGGAAAGAACCTTGATC